AACACATGGAAAATGTATTAAATAGAATAGAAGAAAGTTTTGAATATTTTTATTCAGATGATTATATAGTAGAAACAATAGATGATATGGAAATTGAATTTACAGAAGATGGAGCAATATATTAATAATACTACCATGAAAGAACTTTCTAGCCTTAAATACCTTGTGAAATCAATAAATAACGAAATTACAAAGTTGTTATCTAAGCCTCATCCCTATTCATATGAGTCATTAAATGAGTTGATCAAATTAAAAATATATTACGAAAACGAATTAACAACAAGAGAAAACCAGGGTTAAACCTGGTTTTTTTTAAACCTTTATTTATGGATCAAATAGCTATTTTATATAATTGGATTGAAAATAATTACCAGAGCTTAGAAACGGCTTATAATTGCTTAGATTATCCCAAACGCAAAGAAGTACCATTTGCTTTGTATTGTGTAGCTATGTTTTATAAACACCATACAGAATTGAATTAGTAACCTGATGAGCCAATTTAAGGCGAAATAAGGCACTATTTTAATTTTGCCTTATCGTTACTTCAAAACATAATTTAAATCAAGCCTATGCCGTTAAAATAGCCCTGCAGTTATATTGACTTGTCAGCATATTACATAAATCTTTAATATTGACGTTATAAGGTATAAATAAAGTCACTTTCGTGTCCCTACGAAAATCGTCTTTTATTATTTTATCAATGTCATGTATTAATGCTGTGTAGTGGTCATCTTTTATAGTTATCATATCATTGACCTTGCGAAGGCCATGAATTACAGTACTATGATCTTTGAGCCTCATGGCCTCACAAATTTCATATAATGTCATGTTAAGGTAATTCCTGGCAAAGTAAAAGTAAATATGGCGAGCTGTTACCATTAAACGGCTTCTATCTTTTCTTAAGATTAACTCTTTATCCTTTCCTATTGCATTCGCTACTATATCTAGTAAATTCGCTTTATCTAACATATTACAATATTTTATATATGATTATACTTTATCCACATTCACTCAACAAAAACCTAACAAAAACCCCTTAACAGATGCACCAAAAACCCCCAAAAATCTGCCAAAAACCCCTAGGGTACGCCAAATATCGATTTTCGCCACTTTCCTACCCCCATACACATATTTTTATCCAAAAAAACACAAGACCACTTAGAATATTGAAAAAATCGCGTCCCTCGCGTACTCGCTTTGATTATCAACGACTTAACCCCAAAAAATCGCGTACTAATCGCGTCCCGATCGCGTACCAAACCCCAATATCGCGTACCCAACCGCCAAAAATCCCTAAAATTCCACTCCATCAGACAAAAATTTATAGACCTTTTTGTTACCACTTGCCTTATCTCTCTTACTTTGGTACGCGATATTTAAGATAGTACACGATTCTTCGACAGCTTTTGTAAATCTTTTGACAGAATAATCCTTTTTTTCAAAACCTGCCATATTTAAAAAATCGTTGTATAATTGTTCCAGACTTATCCACAAATCCCTATCCTCACATACACCATTAAGGTAGTCCAAAAACTCCTCACCGAACTGTACACGCACTTGTTTTCTATGTAATTTGTCTGAATTTTCTACAAATTGCACTCCATGAATTAAATATCCTTGAACGCAGTCAAACATTAGATTGAAAAATCTGTTCCATTCATCTTTATCCCAATCTTCAAATAACTTGTGACCAAACTCATCTTCAGGGGTCTTAGTAGTTCCAAAGTATGGGGCAAATTCAAACACTTTCTGCCTACGTTTAGCGTGATTGCCACTATTTGGTATTGTGTAGTTAGTGGTAAACATCACTTTTGGTGAATCTTTGTAAGGAATGAACAATTCATCCTTATTCTTCTTTTCGACTGTGATGCCTTCGGTAATAATTGAGTAAAAACCTTCAAAGTCTACATTCCTACGGGTATCTTCAATGGCTAGAATTCTTGTATCAAGATCAACTCTTTGGAAGGCGAAATTCTTGTCTACTTTAAAATTCTTGCCATCAACACGAACAATATTTACCAAATACCCAAGAGCTTTTACAAAAATCCCCTTCCCTGTGCCACCACCAGTACTTTCATTCTCTGTTTCTTCGGCTAGTATTATACTAAATGGCCTTGATGGGTCTTTATATTTATGAAGCATATACCCAATGATTGACAAAGCATAAACATACCTTTCAACTTCGTTATTACAAATGAGAGAAATAAACCTAAAATATTCAATCATATTTAAGTCAGACTCTTGATCAATTACAATGTAATGGTCAATTACCTGAGTTTTCCAAATAACTTTGCCAATTTCTCCGTAAGTCCTCAACCTAATTGAATCCTTAGTCACTTCAACCACTCCATTAATAAATGGGAAATAGGCCAAATCTTTGGTATCTGTAAGGAAATCTAAGTTTGCCCTATCAAAAAACTCAAAGAATGCATCACTAAACAAAATGCTCGCACCTTTGTAAATATGCTCTAATAAATCCTGCGGAGTTATACCTCCATCAAATGAATCAGGCAACCTATCAATATAATCCTTTATAAACCTCTTTATCTGCTCAGTAGAGGCTTCTTCCACAAAACCATCCTTTACCCTTACTAACCTATAGATAGTCGAGGCTTGGTCATAGAAATAAAGCCTAAACCCACCTACTTCAGTTAGGAATACTTGCAGCTTGTATCTATTTATGGAAACTTGGCCTTTTTTATCAATATCCCAAAAAGTCCTAATCTGATCACCCCATCGAGCATCTAGTTCTTCGACCATTGCTTGGGCATCTTCAATATCTTTGTTGTGGTTCTTAATTAGCAGCTTAACGAGTTCCTCTTTGGATGCTCCATCTTGCTTCTTTTCAAAAAGCTGGCGTTCAATTTTATCTCCGAAAGAGGTTTTTTTTTCGCCATAACCTTGCTCAATTAAAGATTTGGCAGCAGCTTTAAAATCTCCGTTATGCTCTAGGATTGCATAAACAGCAGCAGGCTTATAACCTTTTAGAACTTGGAATGGGGTGTTTACGGAGAACACCGCAAATAGGTTGAGGCCTTTGTGGAAATTGCCTGATTGCTCGGAAGTTCCACCAGGTCTAAGAAAATAAACCCTATCACCGCCATTTTTTACTTTCTTCCATCCATTACGTTCCATCATTTCTACGAAGTCGCAACGTTTATTAAAATCTTCAAATGGAGATAGTCCGTAGTCTTTAGAGCTAGGTCTGTTGTGTGCTTCGATTGGCACTTCTTCAATAATCTCATTAAAAGACCTCATTATCTCAAACAATGCATCTCTTTCATCAATTGTAATGACATTTATGCCTTCTTGCACAAAAGTATAACCAAGTGATGGTGGAGCAACTACGTACCCTGCCTCACCTCTTGTTTCAATTATGCAATACTGCTTAATTTGTGGATTGCTTGCTGCTTCTTGTTTTGTAGGCCATCTTTGGGCGAGCTTCTGATTGCCTTGGATTTCTTCGCACCTGTAGTAAAGATGGTAACCATTTGAACGAGTCTTAACAATATGCAGCTTTTGAAATATTGTTTCACTTATTTTGGCACTTATCTGTTCCCAAAGATTAAATGTTTCATATTTCGTATCAATATCAATGACCTCTAACCCACCTGATATTGAGCCACAAATAACTGCAATGCCTTTAGCTCTGTTATCTTGCATTTGTGTAGCCAAGTCTGCCTCCGTTATCATTTGAGTTTGATAAATCTTCCAAGGAAAAATGGCTTGTTTGTTTTCGTTGACAGCAATAGTATTAATTCCTAGTTGTAAGTAATTCATTCTTTATAAGTTTTTATAGCAAAAAATCTCTATATCATCAACTGATCTAACAACCCTAGCAAAGCATCCATAAGCATTCAATACTTGTATTCTATGCTCTTGTAGGGGTGCAACAATACCACTTTCTGTCTTAACTTCCAAAAATATGACGTTGCCTTTGCGGATGCACATAAGATCAGGTATGCCGTTCCAACTTGTTTTCTCAAGTTTTACTACTAGCCACCCAGACTTAGTTAGCTTATCTTTTATCTTTGTTTGTAGTTCTGATTCTTTCATATTACCTCAATTATTTTATCAATAAAATCTATTATTACTTCTGATGGCTGTAATTCGCCATTGTATTCTACTGAGAAATCTACTTCCCATACTTTGTCTTTATCTCTGATGGTGTAAATCATTATTTCTCCTTCTATAGCATTCCCTGTATCAATGCCGTTATGTTTGGTAAATAGCATCTCTTGTTCGATGAAATTTACATCGTCTTTATCAATTCTCCAATTGATTTTAAGCATCATTGAATCTAAAATTGATTCAATAGATTTAATGCCCTGTAAAGTTTGATTTATGTCAATGTGCCAAGAAATTAAATTGCCATCTTTCTTTGATGACCAATAATCAACTTCTACATTGATTGGGAGATTTAATCCGTAACTAAGGTTTTCGCATTGTACCTCAAAGTCGTTTGTCTTGTAAGTCATAGTGGTTTTTTTTAGTGGGGCAAGGTAGGGAATCGAACCCACATTATCAACAAAGCTAGTATACTACTTCTATTTATTGTTGATAAAACCGCATTTCCTTGCCGTTGTTAATGTGTTATATATCCCACATTATCGTATGTAAAAGTGCTTTTTATTACACATTAAATGTCATGTTTATATATCAAAACTAACATTACTTTCAGACATCAATTCCCGCAGCTTATCTCTAATTTCCTCATAAGCATCGTACTTATCTTGAGGCAAATCATCAGCAGCGTACTTAGTTTTTGCTCTTAGGTATTGGTCTAATTCCCAAAGAACAGTCCAAAAGTTTAGTGCATTATTTGCCAAATCGTATTCCTGCTGGTCATCGGGTAGGTTAAATTCTAAAATTGCTTTCATAACTTTTTTTTGTCAATCTTCGGCTTTACTATTTTTTCAATTATATGCTCCCAATAGTATCTACATTCCCCATCCTCATCTTTGGGACTGCTCATAAAATAGGATTGATATATATCAGGCTTTGAGGCGTATCGGTAACAGCTTTCTTTTAAGTTGCAATAGTGGTCTTTACACATTGTTATGTCTGGCATGGTTATAGTGTTTTAAAATATTCCAAAGTAAAATCCTTTTTGTCACATACCGCCTTATATACCTTATCCTCAATGCCACCTTCACTAAATATCCAATATATCTGAGCTTCTTTCTCTCTGTCTTTTGTCTGTAACCTAGCTCTAGCTTGCCAATAGCTTGTGGCTGAGAAGTCGATATTATAAAATACTAATGCATCTGCTGTGCTAAGATTAATGCCCTCACGACCTGCAACTATCTGCATTGCAATAACTCTGAAATTACCTTTCTGAAATCCATCGGGGTCAAATCCAAGGTCTTTGCCAAAGATAAATATCAAAATAGCCAATTCTGCACTAAACTTATAATATATTGCTATCTTTTTGTCTTTAAAATAGTCCTTTATAAATTCTGCTTTTGTGTAATCTATAACTTTTGCCTCCCTTTCAGGCTCATCAATAATCACAGATCCACTATAAATCTGATGCAGCTTCTGCATTAATTTAACTGCAGTATCAGCTAAAACTACTTGACCTTCGCTATTTTTAATAATCTTATCAATCCTAAGCCTATTAGCCATTTTATAGGTAATGTCAGCCATTTTAACGTAAAGAATATTTTCTTGAACGAATGCCTCAAAACCTGCTTGTTCCTGTGTAAATGACATAAATAAATGCTTTGTTTCTTGGTCAATTAATATTTGGTTAGCGTTGGAATAATCGTTATGTGCTTTGCCACCAATCCATTTTTGTTTTACATAAACATATTCCTTTGCCCACTTGTAGAAATTAGTAAATTTAAAAAATGGGGAAAATGTTGAAATCCAAAACTGATGATAGATCTGAGAGAATCCTTCAGGTGTTGGAGTGCCTGACAAATAAATAATTGGTGTTGATGCACAAATCCTTTTTAATTCTTTTGCTCTTATTGATGGAGTAGGATAAGCACTAATTGAATGAGCTTCATCTACTATTACTAAATCCCACCCATAATCTACATTGTGAAGTTGCTCGTAGTTAATGACACCAATGGTCATATCGTGAGCAAATGATACCGCTTGTTTAATTATATCATTTATGGCTTTCTTCTTAGTTACGAACAATACTTTTTTAGCTCCAAATTTATGTGCTGCTGATAAACTTGTTAAAGTCTTGCCAGTCCTTACTTCCATTGCTAGGTAAGCTATTTTATATTTTTTAAGTAAGTCAACAGCATTATTGCTTATTGATTCTTGGTAGTCCCTAAGTTCAGTCATTAAATTCTTTTTTTAGTCTTTCAATGTATAAGATAGCATCCATCAATTCTTCTTGCAAATGTGTAATCCATTGCAGATGTGATAAATCATCACGATTTAATGTAGTGCCATATTTTTTAATTCCAACTTCACTACGTTGCATAAACTTACCAATCACAGCATCTACTATTTTATCTTCTTGTTCTAATTTAATAAATTCGTAGCACTTAGGGCATTGTTTCATTTCTTATGCTTTAGTTGATAAGATAAGTTCCTAGGCTTTATTTCATCATTTATGGCTTTCCATAAAGAATAAGTAGTTTGGAATATCTGCCAATCTGCTTTTACTTCTTTAATATCTTTTGTGATTAATTGCCATCCTTTGCCTTGTATTGCTCCTTTTTTGCCTTCTGTCCTAGTCTTAGCATTAAGCCAAAGAATAGCCACTTGATCAACCTTTACGCTATTTTCCTTTATAAGCTCATTATAGGCTGATAGCTGCAACCAATGAGTAGGTTGGATGCTATTGCTTGTCTTGATGTCTAATAGGATTTTCTTGCCGTTTATTTCAACTACTCGGTCAAGTGTTCCGGCAAATCCTAGCTTATCAGATATCATGTGAACCTCAGACATCTCAATAATAGGATTTATCGTTTGGGTGAACTCAACATATCGTTCAAACATTGACCATTCGCTCATTTTATAAGTAGGATAGCCATTATTATTTAAAAATGATACTTCTTGACCATCATCATATCTTTCTGTCAAATCGTGGACATTTGAGCCTCGTTTGCCAGCTTCATCTCTGATGGAGTCAGCATCTTGACCTACATCTTTAAGCCATTTAAAAAATGCTGCATCTTTAGGATATGCATCTAGAATTGTTGTAACTGATGGAATGTAGCTTCCATTTGGAGATAAGTAGAACCTTGCATCTGTAAACTCAATACGGCCTTTAACCAAGTCAATTTGGAACTGTTTCATTGTGTGTGTTTTTTAATGTTCGTTCTATGCTAGGGGATCGAACCCAACACTTGCCGACCTTTCGGGCATAGACCATTTTATCCAACCAATCCTAAAAAGGTATGTCATCACCGATAATATCTTGGGCAATGGGATTTATCTTAGGCAATATATTCTCTTTAATGTAAACTTCCAAATATTCCATACGATCTGTATCATCCCAGGTTTCTACACCTTTAACTTTAATCTTCTTCATTTGTGGTAAATCTTTTGGCATATCCTTAGTCCAAAAGTGCTTTAAACCTTTACCATTTTGCGAAATGAAAAGCACCGATTGCTTTTTATCTCCATCAATATTTAGCCTAGGAGTTAGTGCAACCATTTGAGTCAAATCTGCATTAGGCAATGCTTTCAGAAAACTTACTGCATATCCGCTAGAATATTTAATGTCAAGTGTATATTGACCACTACCATCATCCATAATTACCTGCCATGATTTTCCGTATTCAGACTCACGAATTTTAATATCCTTAATAAATCCTTGTAATGAATCATAAAATTCTTCATAGACTTCTCTGCCCATCTTGTTGATACGAGCTACAGATTTCTCTGTTGCTTGCTTAAATTGTCTTACTAATTTGCCGTTTGCGATTTGCAAAAACACTGCGGAGCTTTGACTGTTCTGTAGTCCCATTTTAGTTTAGTTTAAATTTTAATAATTGTTTTTCTTTGTCGTTATACTTTGTTATTAATACTGAAATACTATCTATAAATACTTTATAATCCATTATCTCAGCATATTTGTAGGTAAAATCGTCTATAAGAAATCTTACTTTTTCACATTCATCAATTCCCATGTCATGGATAAAAAAATTGATTTTGTTGTAATCATCCCAAAATTGTGATGGGATCTTAAACTTCTCAAATCTTGATGTGTATTTTTTCTTTTCTTTAAGAGGTATTGCATCGTATGTAACCCATACGGCAAGGGCGAAGCTAACTATTAGGATTATTATTAGTATCATAGTCGTGTAGTGCTTTGATTATTTTTTCGTAGTTGTTAAGTGTGATTTTACCAGTCTTTTCAGCTCTGTAAATAGTTTGGCCTGTCAATCCACACAGTTGAGCCAACTTTTCCCTTGATAGACCTTTCATCGTTCGCAACTCTTTAATTAATTCTTTCATTGTTTAATTGTTTAGTGAGAAACAAAGATAGTATAATAAAATTCATATTACCAAACTTTTATTAAATATTTGTTTTTATAATATGTAACTAATTAAAAATCCCCCTCGTAGAAACGAAGGGGAGATACACCATAAAACCACACTAGAAACTATTTTGATCCATCTTGAAGTGGAAGGTCTTTATTATCGTCTATTCTTCTATACTTTTCGTGCCATAAAGTATTGGTTAAAATAACTGAATTAGCAATTACTTCATCCTCGGTATTTTCGGGATATAATATATGCAAACATTCGTGAAGTAAGATTTCCAAATGCTTTTTGCCTTTTAGAGAACTATCAAGCACAACCTGGCCATCAGAATGAGCCAATCCCCAAGATTTCTGTCTACCCAGTTTAGCATATTTTATTTTTATACGTTTCATTTATCAGTCCTAGTTGTATGCTTTCCGCAAATATTGCATTTATACATTATCTTTTTTATTCCACTTGCCAATATTCGCCTATTCTGAATCCTTAATTCATTACTACCACATTCTTGACAGCTACCTCTATCTTGGCCAAATATTACTCCGTAATGAGTTCTGTTTTCAATATGTTTAGATAATTCTTTATAAACTTTCTCTAGAAGAATAACATCTTTTTTGCAGTATTTAATCATATCTGCCATTGCCTTTGGGTCTTTATGAAGCATTATATTTTTCCAAAGACTATAATCCGTTTTAATCTTCTCTCCTATGCCCAAAAAATCTGCGATATAATTAAGTTTATTGCTATTAAATTTAAACTTCTGCCTAGCAATTTTCAGCGTATCAATTGTTGTGTATTTAGGGAACATATCTATGCCATGAAATAGGCATCTAGTTCTTATCCAAGATAAATCAAACCTATCACCATTGTGACCTATAGCTTCATCTGCTTCATTAATTACATTAATGAATGCTTCAAGCATTCTTTTATCATTTTGCTTGTAATCCCATTGCAATGAATGTATGTCTTTTGAATCCTCCCATTTGTAGCAGATACAAATGATTGCCCTTTCTTTTATAATACTCTCAGGGCCTACATTTAACTTATATCCCGTTTGCCATATAAGAGCCAAATTTGCAGATACTTCTATATCAAAAAATAATCTTTTGCGTTTTGTCATTTGAAGTAAAGATTAGCCTCCGCTTCTCTCCTTCTTGTTAGACCATTTAATACTTTGCCACCTGCCTTGTTCCACTTCATAAATTCTAGTCTAATAGTAGGATCGTTAGGATTGTAATTAACTTTCTTTAATAAAGTTGATTTCTGCAAGTTTGCAATTCCTACATTATATGTAAATGACAATAGTGCGGATTTTTGATTATCCGTTAAAATTGTTTTTATTGTTTTCTCTATTCTATCAGAAAAGTCTTTAATTATAATATCTAATAACTTCTCTGCTCTTTCTTGCGTAATCCTATCACCAGGTTTAACTGGTGTGCCATCCTCAAAAAAAGTATTCCCATATCCAATTGTCCACCGCATAGCGGAGCATTGGTAGGCAATTAATTTGCAACCTTCAAATTTCTTAATTAAATCCTTCAAGGCTTTATTTTAAAAAATACCCAAAGACCAATAGCAACTATTAGCAATATAAGCCAATTTAAGCGTTTAATTGCTTTTTGCTTATATTCTTCTGCCTTTATAGTTATTTTGCTTAAATCTGACTCTAATAGCTTTATACGAGCATTGTCTACTACTACAGACCTAATTGTATCTCTTATGGTTATTTTCTTTATTATATTCTTGTATTTTACACTACTAATATAAGTAATATCGTTTTTAACTATTGTTTCTTGATCTACATAAACAATTGTGTCAATTGTTATCAATGTATCAGATATATTATTAATGATAGTATCATTTGCACAATACCCTAAACGAATTACTTCGTTTTTAACTTTCTCGAAATTGGCTCTATTGTTTAATACTTGTTTAACAGGATTGCAGCTAAAGGCAAAAATAGCCGTTATAATTAAAACTATTAAAATAGCTATATAATCACTTCGTTTCATCAGTAAAAAAGTTTGATAAGAATTTGCCAAGCCATCCTGCTACAGCAACTCCAATAGCAATTTTCTCATATCCTGTAACAATGGCAAGACCTGCAACAAAAAGACTTCCTGCTGCTAAACTATCTCCAAATATTCGTATTCTTTTAGGTGTTGGCTTAAAATAATTCTTCCAACTCATTTTCTTTTCCATTCTCTAAACATTTTCTGTATGTTGTACACTATTGTAGTTATTGCTGCTGCACCAGTTAATACCATTGTACCATCTTGCATTGATACTTCCGCAACTACATTAAGCAATATTGTTGCACCACAAAGACCTAAACTTGTTTGATCAAAATGTCCCATCACCATATATAATTTATAAATTCATTAATAACTACCCAATTTGTGCCATCACTAACTATTTGAAGATAATTATATTGATCTTTCAATACAATCGTAGTACTTCCATCAATAGTTTCAGTAGAGTAACCATCTACTGTAACAAAATTAGTAGATGAGTCTATTTTTTTAATTGAATATGCAACATTATTACCCAATGCACTTGGCAATGTTAATACTATCGCAGCAGATGTAGCATCCGCTAGTATATTAATAAATCCACTTGAAGATGTAAGAGTTTGAGATGAATCAACTGTAATAGTCGAAAACTGCAATTGATCTACTGTTAATTCAGTAGAATAATTTCTTCCAACTTCTTTTACAAATCTTCTTATCACTATTATATTATTTTAATATGGGTACATTTTATGGTTAAACAAAATGTACCCATTAGATAGTTATTTATTACTATCTTCTTCTTCTTTACTTGCTTCACCAATCTGTTGATTGGTTTCTTGCAGTTTCCTTTGCAAAAATTCAATTTGAGCAAGGATGTCGTAGGCTTGAGCCTTTAGTTCTGTTAAGTTCATAAAAATTAATTTAGACAAATATACTAATTATTCAGAAATTGGTAGTATATCTTCGTTTATTTCTTCAATAACAGGTTCTGGGGGAATAGGAGTGTTATCCACCACGATCCAAGGGGCAGCAGCAAGAATGTCATCAATAAGAACTTGGTCAGATGTAGTCCACTGTGCCAAAACTTCTGGGCTAAATGTATAATTACCATCTTTAAGATTAGTTCCTTTGTCATCTTGGATTGCCCAATAAGACCAACCGCTTGGATACTGAACGTAAAAATACCCTTTATTAGCTTCTACATTAATGAATGGAAGTACAGGGTTTAGCTGAAATTGAATGTTTGTCATTTTATTTGTTTTAATTATTAACTATTATGCCCATCCGTTTGATGGATTTTTTGTTTCTGTATTTGTTCCTAATGCTTGGAACTTAACATAGCTACCTATTCCCAAAACAGATGCAGCAGTTGCACCTATCTGTGAAATTACAGGGGTAACCGAACCTCCTGTGGTAAACCTTACTATACCCTTAATTGTTATTGCAGCAGCGGTTGCAGAAGCCACAGAAGAAGTTACTGCCGTTGTAGCTGTAACTGCTATTCTACACATAGTTGAGGCAGTAGGTGTACCAATAGTTGATGCTCTTTCAGATATTGCCATATAGCTGATATTTGAAGCAACTGAACCTGTTAGTGAAAGTCCAAATCCTACTGAATTTGCAGTAGCTGATAAACCTGTTAAGTTAATCTGTACTTCAAATATATATGTAGTATTAGCTACGGCAGTAAATGTATTTGCACCTGCTGAACCTGCGTCAAACATATTCTGCGAGTTAGTATTTGATACAAAAGTTCTTGTTGCAGTATTAGCAATCCATTGTACAGGTGGTAAAACTCCTCTATGAGAATTTTTTGAATAGAATAAAAACCCATTCGCATCAAGTTCCATATCTCCAACAGCAGGTGTTGTCTTTAATACTCCTGCAGTAAACTTTAAAGGTGCTATGGTGGTTGTTCCTGCTCCAAGATGAGCATTTGTGAATTTTGCACCACCTAAAACTTGAAGTTTATTAACTAAATCATTTGTGGTTGTTCCTATTAATGTATTTCCACCAAGTGAGTTTATAATAAATGCACCACTTCCTCCAACTTGAACACCAACATTACCTATTGAAGCAATACCTATATCAGAAACAAGTAGTCCACTTATTAAAGCTGCTCCTGCACCTATGTAAGATGATGCTACACCTGCACCCCCATCATAAAATGAAATATATCCCCCACTTGCGTTTGATGAATTTATCTTTAACATTTCACTTGCTGTGCTTGATATGGTAACAAGTGTTCCACTATCTTGTATGTTACTATTCCCTAATGCACTTGCAGAAGTCCATTTAGGAATGTAGTTAGTTGTACCTGTTCCTGTAACTGTACCACCGCCACTTGCACTTATCGTTCCACCACTTATTGTGATGTTAGTACCTGCTGTTATTACAGTACCATTAGCTGCAAGGATTTGTGCTGCTGTACCTCCACTTTTTATTAGTGATGATGCCGTTACACTACTACTAAATGTGGCTGCACCTGTTGCATCTAAAAGCATTGTAGTTACTCCTCCTTGACGGAAAAACCAACTAGTACCAGTAGAACCATTTAAAGTACCATTTGTAACATCAAATACTAATCCAGAAGCTGCACCACCCCATATATTTAATAAACCAACACTACTGCCAACAGAAAAACCACTTGTATTGCCCCCTGCGGAAGTAATTACTGATAACTTAGTAGCAGGACTTGTAGTACCTATGCCTACGTTACCACCTGTAAAAACAGCAGCATAATTATTTGTAACTGTACCCGAAGAAACTGTTAAAGCCTTTACATATAATCCGTATGCATTAACAATATTATAGAAACCTGTTTCTATTGGTGCTATATAAGCTCCAGCTATTAAACCTAAATCAGAACCTGTTGTGTTAAATGTAGGGGTTGCATAAATTCCATAATGGCTTACTCCATTTACCAAAGAAGAACTATGTGTTTCAGTTAATGATAATCCAAAAGTTGAAAGTGAAAGACCATTTCTTGAACCACTTAATGTAAGCCAATTATTGCTTACTGATGATATTTGCAATCCTGCACTCGGACTTGCAGTACCTATACCTACGTTATTATTAGCAGCATCTACAAACAATGTGTTTGTATCTACTGTAAGGTTACCTGTGATGTTAGCACTACTACTAAACGTGGCTGCACCTGTGGAAGCTATAACTAAAGCATTTGTAATTACTCCTGCTTTTCTTGTTCTTAAAATTAATTGTCCATTTGTTGCACTTTCATATTCCCCAAATATTTCTGCAAATTGTGTAGTCGTACCAAAAAACTTAACACCACCACCACTGGTGCTTGTATTTCCAACTACATTTAAAGAAGGATAAGCAGCACCTTCAACATTGAGATTGCCATTAAATCTTCCTGTTCCATTAACATCTAAACGAAATCCTGCATCTGTAAATGTTCCACCATTTTGAATAAGTATATTTCCACTTGTTTCAAATATTCGCATTCTAATACTTCCAGAACTCATAAATTTAACAGTACTTGCGTCAAAAGTTAATGGGAATGCTCGTGCATAAGTCTGAAATAAACCCTCACCTGCAGGGTCATCCCAAGTCATTGTCGCATATCTAACAGATGTTCTACCTACTATTAATAACGGATAGTTAGTATTGTGCAACATTCTAAATGAACCAGTAATATCTATTGTATAAGCAGGTGTTGTTGTACCAATTCCTAATCTATTATTAGTATCATCCCAAAAGAAGTTAGCATTGTCTTGTGAAATAGTTGTTCCGTTGCTGAATAAAACTGACCCTGCTGTTAAAGATGGGAGGTTAAACTTGCCGTTGAAGGTAGTCCAATCCGCAGACGATAACGCACCCCTATTCGCTGCACTTGCAGTTGGAATGTTCAATGTTATTACAGCTGTGGTTGTACCGTTAGCAACACTTGAACTGACATCTGTACCCGTTGTGCCTAAAGTTAAAGCAGCAACAGAAGTAACTGTACCCACGCTAAATGTTCTGTTTGCACTTAAATCTTGGGCAGTACCATTAATAGTTATTGTTCTCGTTGTAGGTACACCACCTAATCCGCTTAGTGTGTATGTTGGAACATTAAGGGTAGCCCCCACTAAAGTAGACGAACCACTTGAACCTGTTGTAGTTAGTGTTATTGCATTTTGCTTACTATTAAATGTTGTCCAATCCGTAGATGTCAAATATCCATTCACAGATGTTGTTGCAGCAGGAATAGAAATAGCAGGAGTTGTACCACCACTTGAAACAATAGGACTTGTACCTGTAACCGATGTAACATAAGTACCTGCTGCTTGGTATTGTGGTATATTTAAAATAGCACCTATTAATGTTGCAGCACCACTTGTTCCTGTTGTGGTTAAAGTGATGGCGTTTTGCTTACCATTAAACGTATTCCAATCGGTAGAACTTAAAGCTCCTGTAACACTTGTACTTGCTAAAGCTAAACTTAATACTTGAGTAGATAAACTTAACCCATTAGCAGTACCTATTGTAACTGCATTATGCCTCGCGGCAGTATTAGCAGCTACGTTTGTATTTGCGTTAACCCTTGCCTCTGTGTAGTATAGATTGGTAACCTCAGATATGTTTGCAGTAGTTAAATTTACTGCCCCAGTAAATCCATTTACTGATGAAACTGAATCTGTATTATCTACCTTATCCCAAGTTGATCCGTTGAATATTATCCAATCCCCAATCTTCCAATCGGTGATGCCATTTATGTTTGTTGAACCTGCTACACTTACTATATAATAATCACCCTTGTTGCCTACACTAGATGTAATTGTAGGACTATTAGTAGATGCATTCCAAGTACCCTTATACATTACACCACCAACTAATGCACTTATTTGGTTTTGCACCTTTCCAAATGCTGCTAAAATACTATCGGTAGCTACAATAGTTCCACCAGCTCCTAAATTCAGTCCTGTAAGTAATTTACCTATAACAGCAGAATTACCTAAAGTTATACTAACACTTCCAGGCCCTGTAGCTGTAGCTTCCCCAGTTAATGCAGTAATATAATTACCTGCTGCTTGTTTAGAATTAAACGTACTCCAATCTGCACTTGATAAAGCACCTCTATTTGTTGCAGATGCTGTAGGTAAGTTAAAAGTATGTGTATCTGTTACACTTGAAATTGCAAAATCAGTGCCACTTGTTCCTACTGCAAGATATTGCGTATTTGAAGTAAGTCCGTTTAGTGCTGCAATACCACCTGCAAAGGTTGTGATTATCTCGCACAGATGACTATTCTCTGTATGTAATCTTGCTGTTCTGCCACCGCTATTATCTACTATATAAACCCTAATAGCTAACCTGTCAGAAGTTAATAACACTGTTTCGGGCACTGCTAAAGAAGTGAGGTATAAATCTATTGTAGTGCCTCCTGTAATTTCTTCAGCTACAGCAGATGAACTTGCAATGCTTGTGAAAGTTGTACCATCATATTTTAGTAGTTCAACATAAAATTTAGTATTGCCACCACTCGAACTAACATTGAAATACATCTCAAAGTTCCACGCACCGCCCGGAATCAATAATCTATTTGGATTAGCTACATCAGTTAAGAACTGTGCAATCAATCCATTACCCACTAAAGCAAAGTCTGTTCCTGCACCAATGACAGCACTATTTGACATCTGCTGATATCCTGCAACACTTGCTGCAACACTACCATTCAAATAATAATTAACAGAAGAACCACCACTTGAACCGCTTGGTAAGGTTGCTAATTGACCATCTCCACGAATATATTGAGAAGAAGTACCGACTGCTGTTACCGCTAAAGTACCGCTTGATGTAATTGGTGTATTGGAAACAGAAAAAGCTACAGGCATTGAAAGACCTACAGAAGTAACTGTACCTACAGACCAACTTCTATTTGCACTTAAATCATAAGTAGTTCCATTGATGGTTAATGTAGTTGCCGTTGTAACATAATTACCTTCTGCTTCATATTGAGGAACATTTAATGTGTTACCTATTAAGGTTGCAGCACCACTTGTTCCTGTAGTAGTTAGAGTTAAAGCACCTTGACCACCTATATCTGAAAGAACTTGTGAACCTGTTCTGAACTTAATTACTCCGCTATCCGATACTAAAAATTTATCTGTATCTGTAGTTGCTGCATTGATAGTTCCTATAGTTGTAACACCATTTAATCTCGTAGTTCCGTTAACATCTAACTTATAAAGACCTGTATCGGTTGTTGTTGATATTAAAAGATTACCACCAGCTGTAATTCTAAATCTTTCAGTAGCTAATGTTGGTGCACCTGCTCCTGTAAAAAATCTTATATCCATAGCAACAGCTCCTGCAGATACAGATTCAGCATTAAATCTAAAAGCTGCACCACTTCTATATGCACCACCCTCATACCCATATCCAATAAATCCGCCAACATCATCCCCTGTAATAATATTTGTAGGAGATGCAATAGTTCCTCTTGATTTTCTTATTTGATTATAAAAAGCACCAGATGCATTTATGTTTGTATCACTTATAATATCTCCCTTTACATTTAAAGTACCAGAAGGACTGGTAGTGCCTATCCCCAACCTATTGTTTGTGTCATCCCAAAAGAAGTTAGCGTTATCTTGTGCTATAGTTGTGCCGTTGCTGAATAAGACTGAACCTGCTGTTAGAGATGGTAGGTTAAACTTACCATTAAAGGTAGTCCAATCTGTAGAACTCAAAGCACCTCTATTTGTTGCAGATGCTGTAGGTAAGTTAAAAGTATGTGTACTAGTTGCGGATGATATCCAAAAGTCCGTACCGCTTGTTCCTACTGCAAAAGTTTGAGATAAAGCAGTTAATCCATTTAGTGATGTAATCCCAGTATCAGTATCTGCACTATTTACCCAACTCGTTCCATTATATTTTAATACTTGACCATTTGATGGTGATGTAATGGATAGTGGGAATGTATAAAGTGATCCATCACCTCTAATAATCTGCGTTGTTGCACCACTAGCAATATATTTCTGAAATCTCTGATTCGTTCCATCTCCTTTACCTACATACAAGTCGTATGTATCCGTAGTGAATAATGGTTCAGCTACAGTACCATTTGGAATGGTAGATAATAATCCTCTTTTTATTCTAAATATATTTGGCATAATTTATTTTATAATGCTATATATACAGCCTTTACACTCGTTCCATTACTTACGCTAGGCATAAGTATCTCAAATACACCCCCACTTGGTGAAGTTACGCTATAATTATAATACCATTTGCCACCATACCCAACTGCCACAAGTTTAAATGTAGCTGTATTTCTGCCTGTTATTTTACTGCTTGCAACAGTATAGGTATCAATTGTACTTATTTCTGTTATTGGCCCGTTGCCTTGTAGGCTATAATTATATTGACCAAATCCACCTACAGTTGCAGATAGTGACAAACTTTGTATAAAACAACTGAACTTATAAACTTTTAGATTATTTGAATCATCAATAATGTCTAAATAACCAATAAAAGAAGTTGCCGTTCCTTCTATAAATGTATCAAAGAATGTTATTGGGTGCATATTACTTTCAGCAACTTTCACTAGTCCACTACCACTCATTGTATAACCTTGCCTACTGCTTATGTATTCCCTAAATACACCATTTGTCTTTGGAGCTAGTTCAATGAATTCTTTGCTAATATCTATAGTAGCATCTTTGGCACAAGCAAATGGATATACATTACCGCTTGCATCCGTATATGCTAAAATTAATCCTTCTGCTTTTACTGCGTTTGCCATTATTTGTATATATATTTTTTCTCGTAACCAGGGTAACTATAAGCAATTGCTGTTATTGTAATGCCACCACTTGTAACAGTTATTGGTGGAGTTAAAGCATCATTTTTAAATTCTATAGTATCATTTGTATTTAAAGTTACATTATTTCCATTTAATGTAAAATTAATAGCCGTAGGATTTACAGCAACTTCATAAGTTTCACTATCTAAAAATGTTGATGTATTTTTAGTTATAGATATTATAAAATCTTGTGGTACTGTAGCTGAAGTAACACTACCAACTATTGTTCCAACAATATCAACTATAATAGATTCTGTACCTATATATTTTATCTTATCATTTGTTAATAGTATAAAATTAGAAGTATCAACCATATCTAATGGAAGATAAGCCTTGCCACTTTGAAGACCAGTTTCTAATGTTGCATTAACACCAACTAATGAATCTTTTGTTTCATCAAATACTTCTACTAATGTAGCTGACCAAGTTTCAGCAGCAAAATCTATTTCTTTCATATTAGCTATCGCATACACTTTATTAGGATCATCATCAACAAACTTAATCGTGTTAATTAATCCAACTATAGATGATCCTTGGGATAAACCATAGAAATTAGCATCTATTTTAGTTCTTGGAAATCTTGTGTTTTGATAATGTGCAATTAGATTCTGATTTTTAAATCCATAAGACTCATCAGGGAATCTATATCTATACCAAGTAGGTGTAGTAGGTGTAAAATTATCGGTTTCAAATATTGTACCTATAAGATTTATATTTGGTGTATCATCAATATATATTTCATCTTCATAATTTGATTTAACATTTTCTGTTTTATTATATTTTTCATATTCACCATATATTGTAGATGTATTTAATCCACCTAATGAATTTTGTAATCTTAATTTTAATTGACTCCATAAACCATTACCAGAAAATGCTGGACTTAATCCGTTAGGTATCAATAATATTCTTATAATTCCATCATCAGTTATTGGTTTTGATAAAACACTTTTTTCAAAAAAACCACTTTCATCTGGTGTATTATTCCCTTTACTTATTGTTAAATATGTTTGTAGCCAAACTGGAGATGCATCCCAAGTTCCTGGAGATGGCATTGATTTCCACGTACCATCATCCGCTAATGATAATCTAATTTGTGGTGATGCATCTTTTTTATACAAAATCTGCATTACATTAACTTTAACTAACCCACTACCTACCCAAGAACTTTCAGCAGGTTTGTATAAAAAAGTCAAATCTATTACATCACCTTTTTTAACTCTTAAATCTGTACTTTGAAGCCAATTTGTTCCAAGTGTTGGAGGAGAATAACTTTCTGCATTTAAAAAAAAATATGAATCTGTTACTCTTCCGTATGCATCAATTACATCTTTTCTATAATGATCTGCTGTTGATGCAATTGGTGTTTCCTTATATCCTTTATAGCAATTCCATCCCGTTACACTATAAGTCTTATACCCACTACCAGATGTTAATAATGAACCTCTTTGAAAATTTTGATTATATATTAATTCACTTGGGTAATCGTATGTAAAATTAATTTTATCTTCTTTTGTAATCCTATTAACCATTCTAAGCATTGATGGCTCAATAGGCTTAATGGTTTCATTGACACCTACCTCTAAATCATATCTTAAATTTGTAGTTGTCCATTGATCAGGAAATCCTAATGTATAAAATTCTTTCTGCCTTAAATTATTAGAAAAAGATGTGTAAAATTCTTCTATTCTTACTATATGCCATCTGCCTTTATATTGGAATATTGTTTGATTAAATGCTTTATTTATTTTTTCAAGAACAGTATATTTGTCTTCATATTCGCCATCTCCGACACTAAATGTCCTTGCATCTACTCTGCACTGTTTTATAGATGGTTGAGGCAATGTATCATCCATTGATGAATGATATAAGTTATTAATAACATTAAATCTACCCCATTCAGGTAAAGAATTTTGTATGCAATAAGTTAATAAATCAGAAATATCAAAATATCCAATTAATTCAGACCCATCATCTGATAAAAGTTCATTTTTTAATAACCCTAATCCTTCATTTGCTCTTAATGTTATTATATGTTTTGTATTTTGCCAAGATTCTTGGAAATCATCTTGCAATAAATAGCCTGTCCAATAAATTAAACTACTTGAATCATACTTAAATCTTATATAACAATATGTATCTGAATTAGATAAAAAATCATCTATACTAACACTATATGTTAAATCAGAACTTAGGAAAGATATTGAAGCCTCTTGTCCTCTAACTGGCTTAAAAATATCATCATCAGTATTATATTCCTTTAATACAAATGGACTTGATGCAGGTGTTAGTTGAGTAACAGACCCACTATACCCATCTATAAAAAATTCTACATAGCAAAGTTTATTTTCGGCTGTGTAGAATTGTATTTCGTATTTTTTTGCGTATGCCATTATCCAGTTCTTGAAATTTGTGCGTTAGTTCTATTTATTGATCCCACCAAATCACTACCCCTCAATACTAAATTTACTTGACCTCCCATTTGCATACCACCATTTCTAACCTGAGATAAATTTGGACTTGATACAGAATCCATACCTGATGAAAATGCGCCTCTTAAAATATTTCCTAAAGTGTTTGCTTCCCCCATTGCTCCTACTGCACCAACCGGATTAAATATTGTTGCTATTAATCTTATTATACCGGTTGCTATAATTCTTGATACAATTCTACCAATTTGTTTTAATATAGAATCTGCAAAATCTTTAAATGCAAATTTACCTGTTTCAAAAAAGTTTTCAAATAAATTAGATAATGGTTCAAAAAATACTGTGCTAATTGCTTTTTGTGCAGTTTCAAATTTTGTAACTAATTCATCTATAATTGCCATTTGACCATAAACCTTTTCTGATAAAAGTATTTCGTTGCCAATTGGCTCTATTTTTTGTGCCTTAAATTCTCTTTTACTTTTATCACCAAAATCCTCTAATGTTAATACATTTTGAATTGCATTTTGATTTTTTAAATATTCTCTTGTATATATACTATTTTCTTTAGTAACCTCCTTTAATGAATTAACTTGTATTCTTCTATTAGCTGCAAATGTTTTAGCTATATACTTATCATTATCTATTATTTGCCCAACACCACCTACACCTTGAGTTATTGTACCTATTGATGCTTTATTAGCATCTTTAATAGATTGTGTTAATTTTTTATAATTCTCAGTTAATGTAACAGTTTCTGAATTTATTGCTGCTGTTGAATTAGCTATTGGTGCTAATTGTTTTAAATAACCATCTTGTGTTTTAGTTAAATCTAATATATCCTTTCTTAATTCAACAGTCTTTTCAGATGTTTTACTAAATGCACTTTGTGCATTATTTTGTAATGCAGTTAATGCAGGGCCAAATACTACTTGATTGTTTTGGGCATCTACTAATGCTTTTGATGCTTTAACATAGTCTTGATCTGCTACTGTTAATTCTTGTTGCTTTATTGCTAATTCTTCTGCATTTTTAGTTAATACAGCAGTTACACCAGCTTCTTGTATTTTTAATTGCAATAACTTTAACCTTGCTTCAACTTGACTATTTATAATATCAATTGATGCCTTATTTGATATATTTTCTCTGTCTATACTAGCTACTAAATCAGGGGATATTTTCTTTAACGCATCATAAGCAGCTAACCTATTTTTTAATGGTTGTTCTAAATCATTTAATGTTTTAGCAAATATTTTAATTTTTGCATCTTCAACAACTACATTTGCTGTTGCTTTTGCACTTTCTTCATTAAATAATTTCTGATTTTCAGTTAATTTTGGCAATACACCAATTAAAGCAGTAAATGCCTCTCCTAATGATCCATACTTTTGTACTGCAAATGTGACCGCTGATGTTACAACACTAAATGCTAAAAATAACCCAGCAGGGCCTACTAACCCTTTAGCCAATTCTTTAAATGCACCTCCAACACCATTTGATGTTGTAACTAATTGACCAAATGATTGTATAACTGCTGGTAAGTTGTTCTGAATACCTATAAATCCAAATGGTAAATCTTGAGCTACTAGAGATAAGCTAGTTAATGCAATACGAGATTGCTTAGAGAAATCTTGTATTTGTCTACCTGCTGCTTGAACATCTGCATCAACTTGTATAAGTAAACTCATTTCTGTAACCTTTTAAACATATTACGCATATCATCATCACTAACACCTACAACTTCATCCCCAGGCAATTCCCACAATGCTTCAGGTGTTTTTGGTGCGGTTTTTGAATCTCCCATTAACCGCACCATAGTAAACATCAATAGCCTTGTTTGCTTATAGCTATCTACCTTTTTATTTTGATGACCTTGCATCATTAAAGAAAATTGCCTTGGACTTAAATCGTAAAAATCCCTTGGCATTAATCCTATCTCACCGAATGCAAAACTCTCTATTTCTTCCCACGAGTAGTCTTTTTTTTTGGATTTTTATCCAATGCTACTTCTTGAGTTTTTTTAATAAAATCACTACTACTCCATATTGAAATAATAGATTTTAACTCAATTAGAAATTCATCGTTAGATATATTTAATTCAATATAATCTACAAAATCCTCAAAAGTTAAAGTAGTGTCTGTTCCTTTTACTAAGCAGTTATTATAATAACCACCATACAATATGTGAGAAATACCGATTTCATTCAATTCATCATTTTGAAAAGCAATGCCATCAATAAATTTATCACTCAAATATCTAAAAGAAGCCATTCCGAATTTAAGACCAATCTTTTGGTCTTTAATAGTAATAGTAGTATAGTTCATAAATTAAATTATGCAGTAACATCAAGAACACCTGTAGATGCAATTGTGCCTGAGAAGTTTATAAATTCAGTTGTTGATTGGTTCAATGTAAGATCTGTGATATAACCACTAAATGCGTGATAATATGCAGTTCCTACTGATGCACCTGATACTGTAGGGTTTTGAACTCTTACTGCAACCAAAGTCTTATTAACCATTGCTGTAAGCAAGTCTTCATAAGAAATTTGTGCTACTGATGGAGCTACCTCACAAATTGCATCAAAATCGACACTCATTTGTGGTTCTGCTACACTTGTAAGAACACCGCAGTTAGTTTGCTCAGTTGTTGAATCAACAGTTGTGTTGATTGATGATGTACGCAAACACACGAGGTTTTTATAAGATGAGCCACCAGCTACATCAATCTCAATGTTTTGCAATGAACCTTGAATCTGTCCCATTGTTTTTTATTTTTGGTTTACTAAATTGTTTATTACTAATATTTTTCTTGCTATATAATTTTGTCCATTAACAATTGATAAATACCTAGATGATAGTCTAGACATTGCGTGAATTTGAAAACTTACATCACCGATATCAATTATGCCAGTTGATGGTAATAATAAAGTTAATATTTGATTAGCTATATTATCTACTATCGCATTATCTCTTGTCATATATTGCTCACTAAAAATATCAATAGTTACATTTACGTTAGATGTAAATGTTTGATTTGTATTATCTGCTGATTCAGAAATATCTCCTATAACAATATAATTTTGTGGTGGTGTCTTAAATGAATCATCTCCATATACAGGTACATTTTTACTATTATATGAAATTAATCCATTTAATTTTGTTAGATAAGCAGTTCTAATATTATTACTACAATCTTTCATTTTTACTTAAAATATTCTTTATATTACTTGTCAAAGATACAACACCGCTTGTTACACTAGGGTAAAAATATGGTGCTGGCCTCATCCATCCTTTTCCGTTTACATAATATTGTCTAGCTAAATCTTGCCATTCTTTTTCCTTGCCAGGATAATTTGCAAAATACCTACCAGTTCCAAATTCTATATAAGCAGCCATTGGGTCATCCCCTCTGCCTGCAATTAATTGATAAGAAAAATCTCTTACCTTATTTGATCTTATAGATGCCCTTATTTCAGTATTATCAGAACTGAATATAGATTTTGCATTTAAAGACATTGCCTCTACTCCTGCTGCCATTTCATTATCCACTTGTGACTTTATCTTCTCAACATTTTTATTCAATTTGCTGAAAGTTTGTTCAATGCCACTAATTCTTATATTTAATGGAGATCTTGCCATTAAATAACAACTTTTTTATACTGATGATAATTCAACCCATCCCACTTTGGATATTCTTTCATCAATCCTAATGTAGAATCACCTTGGAATTTCTTACCCCTATTCTCATAAGACCAAGTAGTAAGAGTCAATATATCTGTAATTAGATCTAATGGTAATGTAGTGTAGCCAGTTTCATATTCAATTTCATAATACCCCCTGGTATAAAACCAAATTTTACCACCTATAATCTCATACTCATCATCCTCTGTTAATGTTTGCCAAGTATTTAACCCAGTTTTAATTTTAATGGTATCTACAGCCAATAATGGGCCATAAGGTACATCTACCATCCAAACATTTGGAACACTACCAGTTAGCTCTATATTTGCTTTAATTAGCTTTTCAACTAATGAAATACCAGTTAAATTTTCTATGTGTATTCTAGCTGATTTTATTAAATCATCTATTAAATCATTATCATCCTCATATTGAACTCTCATCCAATTTTTAGCCTCTACTCTACTTACTGGTTCTACAACTGCATCACCCAATATTGTTATTCCATCTATAAATATAGCCATCGTTAATTGTATTTATTAACATTTTCTCTGAGCCAACTTTCAAATTCATCAAGCGTTTTTCTTGGGTCAAGCTCTCTTGATCTCGCTTTAGTTTTTCTTGAGGCAGTTGCGTATGTCTTTTTTTCATCCAATTTGACAATAGCTTCAACCCAACTTTTAATATCATCTCTTTTCTTTATGTAAATACCTGCAGTTCCGCAGTTTTCTTTTAGTCCTTCAGCCTCAGTACAAATGACCGGAATCCCATTACACATTGCCTCTGTTGCTGTCCTACCCCAACTCTCGTAAGCACTAGGCATCAACAATATTCTTGTTTTTGCGTACCATTGCTTTATATCAGTAGTATTTGGAACTATAGTAATATTTGGTGATTTTGGTATAATCTGCTCATCGTAACTCCCTAAAACACCTAAAAACTTTTTATTGGGCAATGCCATTGCAATCTGCTCAAATATCTTTCCACCCTTATTTTCGTTTAGATTAATTAAAGTAATATATTCATTACTTTCAGTATCTATTCCATTATCATATTCCCTAAAATCACAAGGTGGAGTTAATATAAAATTACTCCATTTATACTGCAACTTGTCCTTTAACCATTGTGAGTTGTACACAATGTGTTGATTTCTTTCTGCATCTACGATTTCGGGGTATAAATGCGAGTTATGTATAAAATGAATAACTGGTTTTTTGTACAATTTAGCAGCGTGAATTGTCCATCTTGTATAATCTAAATGTGTTATTACACAGTCTGACCACCTCATCAAATTTTCAATAATATTTTGAGAAGGTGGAAATACATCAACTCCTTCAAACTCATACAAATTTTTAATTTGATATCTATTTGCTTGATGCAATAATACTTTTACATTATGCCCTTTGGATATTAAATGCTTGAATATATTATGAGCCATCCATTCAGCTCCGCAATTATGTTTTGGTGGGTATAAGTGAAAACTTGCTAGTATGTTCATAGTAATTTGTTTGCAGATCCATTAAAAATATCATTATAGTCAGCATAGTGATTCCATAAATCACTTTGGCTTGGTTTCTGCCAAGCAATCATTGGAGATATTATAAAACTTTTACCATTGGGGTGTATATTAGTCCTTAGCCAATCATCAAACATAATATCATAATCACTATATTGTTCACACAATTTTTTAGGATTATTATACATTACAGCATGAGTTGTCCATGCTCCAAAAGTCTTAAATAGGTTATTGCTATATCTTTCTACACCATCAACTAAATTAGCTCCTAAATAACAAAGCTCCCAGTCTGATGGGAGTTGAGATATAGCTTCTTCAAAATGATTTATTGATTTTAGCTCTACATCATCCTCAAATAATAATAGAGTTTCATCACAAGAATCCATTAAATGCTTCATGCTTTTATTAAAACTTATTTTTGGAATATCATCCTCAATAGCATAAAATACTGTAGGATGAATATCCACATCTCTCAATAACTTTAAAGATGTAATAAGCCTATCTGTGCGTGACTTTGTAGTTAGTATTTTTGTCACCATAAAAAATAAGGGAGAGGATTTCTCCCCTCCCATTATATTGTTATCCTTAGATAGCACCATAGATTGCAGCACCAGGTTGGAACTGAAGAAGTTCACAACGAGCTTCGCAACGGAAGGTGATAAGGTTTTTGATGAAATCATCTTGATCAAACTCAGTTGAACGAACTGAAAGACCAGATTGTTGAGCAATTGCATACTTGTTGGTATCAAGAACATACATCTTAGATGCGGTAACTTGAGAATGTGGAATAACTGGTATTCCAAGGATTCTTACGTTTCCGTTTGTATCAATAACCATTCCACCAGGAATGCTATAATCTGAAGGCTTAGTTTTCAACATAGCTGCCCAACCTGCGTGAGTAGTCAATGCGAGGTTAGCATTCCAGTTAGCAGCACCAAGCTGTGCAACGTAATCAATCATTTTCTCAGCAGTGTTTGCTCCTGAAGATACACCAGGTGTAGCTAGAGATGCAATTGCATTAAGATAATAATTGTTCTCAGCTCTTTGGAAATCTTCAATCAAAGAAGATTGCAAATAAGCCTGCAAGAATGGAAGATCATCAATCATAGCACGAGAAACTTTAGCGTAACCTGCGATGAATGATAGAGCTGTATTTACAACAGTTACATCATAATCAACTTGTGGCTTAGCTGTGATTTCATTTGTTTGCTTACCGAAAGAACCTTCACCAACAGGAGTGTTTCCACGAGGGAAAGATACTGAACCGGTTGATACAGGGATGATGTTGAACACACTACGAAGATGTGGGTTAACGAAAGCTCTCATGAAGCCATTGTCAACATAAGATACATAAGCAGAACCTGTGAGGTTAGCTGCAAGAGTCATAATTCCTACATCTTTAAGATCCAACTCATAGTTGAAACCTTTACCATTGCCTTTTACAGCAGATTTGATGTCAGACCAACCTTTCTCAATACCTGCACCGATTTCTGATTTGATAGCATTGATATGCTCACCATAAGATGCAGCAACTTTCTTGCTTTCTTTAGCTTGCAATCTTCCGAAAGATGCTTTAGCTTCTTTAACTTCAGCAACAGCTTCTTCAGCAGTTTTGTTTGCTTTAATCATTTGCTCGTTGATAGCTTCAACTTTGCTTGCAAATTCCTTTGCAGCTTTTTCAGTAGCAACAGCTACTTCAGCTTTTTGTTCTGCCATTTTTTTCTCGAGGGCAATCTCGAACTCTTTCAAATTTTCCATTGTTTTGTTTTTAAAATTTACCTAAAATTGTTATCAAAGACTTCTCTAGCATTGAGTCATCTTTTTGCTGCTTAGGTGCTTCTTCCGCTGCCTTAGTGCTACTCATTTGTTCTATTGCTTGAGCTAATTGTCTAACCTTAATAATACAAAGTTCTATTGTTTCATCTGAAACTTCACTATTCCTAATGAATTTTTCAAAAGATTTAATTTGATCTTGCAATTCTTGTGCAGTTTTCATATTCTTCATCCCCATCAATGGAGTTGCTTCGTTAGCACCCCAAGCAGTAAGACTTGAACCTTCAAAAAGCATTACATCGTGAATCTCGTTACCTGCACTTGCTTTTTGCTCTCTAAGTGTTCTAAATCCAATTGAATGCTCTCCAATCAATCCACTTTCCACCATCTTGATAAAATCCTTACCCAATTGGTGGCTTCCTACTTTACTCTCGTAGTAAAGACCATAAGCATCTTCTTTTAGCATTGTCAACTTACCCAATGGCTTAGATGGGTCATGGTTTAGTAAATGCTTAATTCTTTGCTTACCATCAACACCCCAATCTTGGATTGACCTCTTAAATGCTCCTGGCATCATAATATCACCATCACTATCTAGATTACCAAATGCAGAAAAATACCCTGTTACAATGCCTTCTTTAGCATCAACATCTTTTACTTCTAAATCAAATGACTTATAATTGTATATCATACTTTTATTGTTTTTATCTTCTTCTTCTTCAGCCAAATAAGCTACATAAGCTCTATTAGCAGATTCTTCTGATCTATAAATACATTCACCATCACCTATTCTCCATTTACCATTTTCGCAACTTTCTACTGGCATACTTATCTTTTTAATATTAAATTACCAAACTGATCTCTCCTAGGCACAAACCCAATAGTACATCTGCAGTTTATAGTAAATCCTGCAGGTGTTGTAGGATCACCTGGGAATTGTGCAGTAACAGTATCTCCTTTCTTTCCCAAAGATATGAAAGGTTCACTATATCCAACTTGCTTTCCATCTAAATCAATGTGATCGTATGAATTTCTAGGTATTCTTCTTGTTCTAGAATCTTTCCTAGATATCCAAACTTTATCTACTTCAAATCTATGACTTAAAGCACCCTGCATTGTAGCATAGTTGCTCGCCCTCATCACCTCTGTCCTAGTAATTCTTTTAGCTCTCATTGCACTATATCCACCTTCTTCCATTATTATATCAGCAATCTCCTTATTTGTCTTTCCTTCATCAATTGCTTGCGATACAATATCGTTTAATCTCATCTTAGTAGTATTGGTCATTTCTGCTACCAAAGTAAATCCATATAATGATAAGAAATTAATTACGTTAATTATCCAATCATCATTTAACCCAAATGGATTAGCAGCTTTTTGACTATCTATTCTAAGAACCCTAAATGATGCATTACCAAAAATAACGGCAGCTTCTTTATACAAAGCCTCCATTATCTTCATCATACCCTCACTCCAAGCATAAGCACCCATTAAACTTCTTGCTGCTTGTGGCCCAAACTTCTCTACATCTCTAGCAAATAATCTCAAATCCTTTCTTATCTCACCCTCAAACAAAGAACTATATTTATTATCCAATTGCAGCCGTAGCCTCTCCACCTTGATCCAATATTCCCTTCGCTGCTTCGCGTTCATTTTCTAGTCTTTTTTTATAACACATTCTCACGTCCCATCTCATCCGTTTCTCAGTTAGGCATCTCCTCTCCGACTCCATCTTGGGAAATCGAGTCATCACCATTAACCATATCTTCTCGTCCGTTATTGTTGCTGTTATCTTCTCCATCAGGTACTGTTAAATCCATTCCAACTTGATTTAATTGAACTAATCCACCATTTACATAAGAATGCTCATAAGCACCACCTCTTTCACTGTAATTCATTGCAACTCTTTTCTCATCAAAGGTAAGCCAATTAGCATCTCTTAGACTCCTAACCATTCTCTCCATATCTTGCTGCATCTCCGGCAATGCTGTTATATCAAAATCAATATAAACATCTTCGCCAAATCTTGGAACAAGCCATTTGTTCAATTCATCCCTCAAGCTACAAGCCATAGGAACGATTGTGTTTGTTATCAAATCACGCATTGCGTTTTGATAATTATTATAACTTGATGTATCTACATCAAACAATACAGCAGGCAATCCAAATACCCTACACCATTGGTGCATTGATAATTGCAATGTCTTTACCAATTCCATATCTACACTAGACAATCCAAAGTTCAAATAATCCCAAGGTGTCTGCAACACAGCAACTTTTCCTTTATTGTCTACTGTATTAATATCTTCGTTAACCGCTCTCTTAATTATATTAGCTTGCTCTAGCGTAAAGCTAGGAACAATGTTGCCAAGTGGCTTTGGCGTTATTGCACCTTTAGCACCTCCATTAGCAGCCATCATCGCACTTGCATCCGCAGCATTATTGCTCATGCGGAGTGTCTTATATGCAGCTCTCAATGGACTTACACCTCGTAAGTGTGATCTAGTTGTTGCATTAAAGTCTGGATTCCACGATTTCCAAGCACAAACTTGTTCTTTAGGTATATCAATACCATTTTGAACCATTAATTTATATCCACTAATGCCATACAAATCTTTTGGGTCAGGATATATATCCAAGAACTGAGTAGGCAATACAAACATCTCTAATATCTTCCCACCAACAGTTGCACCATCATTACCCCAAATATTTCCCTCACCACTCAAAAACCTGTAACCATACAAATTCTCTAGGAACTGATCCTGTGATTGACCTGGGTTTGGATTCTCCAACAACCTAGCCAATGGACTACCCATAACCACATTCTCACTATATGCATTCTTTCTTTCTAGCAATGCCCTCTCATAAGCACCTTGACTAGCAATACCCTTAGATAATTGCTTATATTTTAATAGGCTAGTTCGCCCCTTCTCAGTATCATTTAATTTGTACACATACCAAGGTATGGATGCAGCTTTCCTAGCAAGAAAACTTACGATTGCATACACATCAGCATTTGACAGATAGCCTTCCTGAACGTAACTATCATTTTGGTAATTCTGCAATACTGCTCCATTAATGCCCCGGATATTTGAACTTATATTCTCGTAAGGATTCAATCCTTTCTTCTTTAAAAAATCTAATAATCCCATTTTGTTATATTGCCCCCCAAGTTACTGAAGGAATTGTTAATTTACTAAATATTGCATATCTTAGAGCATCAATAGCGTGATCGTTAAATTTAACAGGTTGGTCTAGCTTTAATCCATTTCTATCCGTTTTCCATCTGTAACCTCTTATTTCTTTAAGTAAATTTACAGAATCTTGTTGAATAACTAATGGTGTTCCTTTTATTGTTCTAATCCCCTCTGTCACATCTTTATTAGCTGGCTTTGCATTAAACCCACTTCTTACCAATTCCTCAATAGTTTTAGGCTCAGCAGCATCACAATAAATCTCGTCATACGAAGTTAAGCCTAATCCTTTAATTTTCTCTACCAAATCATTTGTAGTCAATCTAGTTTCATACAACATCTCTTTTACATTAGCTATACCATCATTAAAAACTACCTTAACAAGTGAACTCGGATTATTAAACCCAAAGTCCAACCCATACACTATCTCACCTTCTTCGGGTATTTCTTCCGTTGTCTTAAAATGCGTATAAATTAAATCTTGACTTAATCCCCTCTCACCCAATCCGTAAATCTGCCAATAATTAGGATCTGCATCTTTGAGCCGATTTAACTCATCAATCAGCTCTTGTGGCAAGAATGGATTATCCCTAAATGTCGTAATATGAAAATCAGCATCATCCCTAGGAATAACATTGTCATAAATCCAACTTGCAACATCTGATGGGTTATAATCTAATATAATTTTATTCTCAGTACGCATAATTAACTGCATCCAAGCCTCATAACTTAATTCGTTAGCCTCATTGCAGAATAAATACGTTCTTGCCCTTCCCCTTATCTTCTGTGGTTGATCAGCACTTACAAACTCAATGGTGTTTCCATTCATTGTATATACCTGCTCAGTCTTATTATGATTGTTTTCATCGTAAATACCCAATTTTAATAGAATATCTACAAAATCTCTCAAAACAGAACCCTTAATACTTGGCAATGACTGCCTAACAATCGTTAATGTCTTGCCGTTCTCTTGAAGTAGCTTAATAATAAACCAAATAAGGATATTATATGTTTTACCACTTCTAGAGCCTCCCTGCATAACAGTAATTCTCTTTTTGCTCTCTTGCAATATTTCAAAGATCTTGTTAGTCTGTAGTTTTGCGTTCATAGTAAAAAAAAAATTCAGTATTTATATTTCGATTCTAAAAGTAGGGTATAAAAGGGGGGTCATCGTATATAACTTTGTTTAGACAAGTGTTTTAAGAGTTATCAGATTTTTGGTTGTATAGTGCCGTTTCAAAATCCGTTTTTCTTTAAGTCCCCCCCATCATGCCAGGGCCATGCGGTCACCCAATTCGCACAAATATAATAAAGTTTAATATGTGCCATCTAGTCACTACCTTAGTCAGTCGCGATACTTTTGTTTTATAACTAATATTATGTTAAATAGAACTACTTAAATAAGTAGTGCCATTTAGGCATTAATACTACTAATTCGCTACTATTTCGGCATCCTCATATTGTGGCCGGACAACCTCAATGCTAACCTGGTTTAATTGGCCTTCTATCTTGTTTTCTATCTTCTGGGTAGGTAAGCCAATGAAGTAACTGCAAAATATCTGTATTGCTTTCATATCGCCCTCCTCTATCTTTTGCCTCAATACCTTGAATGCTGTATCAGCCATTGGCGTGAGCTTGGCAATGATCTCATGCTCCTCCATTCGTCTTTTACGGCCTGCTCCTGGTCTCGCTCCGCCAAGGTTGGGTGATCTTTCCTTTCGTTGTTGTATCCTTTTATTAAGTTGTTCGTCTGTCATTGTATTGATTTAAAGTGACTATTCAAATGCAGTTATATATTGTTAATCAATCTTTTTGTAGTTCTTTCTGTGGTATTATTTCCATATTATGGGTATGGCCTTTCTCGTCTATTGTATCCCTTTCGTATATTCTCAGCTTTACCCATTCGGTTTCCAACTCAGATAAAAAAACAACAAAATCAGATGTAAAAACATTAAGGTAAAGCGATTGATCTTTACCCTTCTTAATATAGAAACCTTTCTTTTTCATGCAATACTTAACAAGATATAACACTATTTAAATACCTCAATACTTTATAAACATATTGTCTATAACTCATTATATATTATAAATAAAAATATTACAAAATAGTTGTCTAAATATTTGGAATGTAATAGATATTACTATTATCTTTGTTTAAACAAAAAACAAACACAATGAAAAATGTACTTATCCCTGTTCTTTTCTTTGCTCTTATTTTTATCATTAATTTTTTAAACTGGTAACCCATGAAAAAACTCATTCACCTGATTATTGCCTTATTTATTGCCGGTATTATTATCGGTTTATTACAGGACAACTTTTGCAAATAACACATAAAAACAAAACACAATGAAAACTAAATTCACTTCAAACGCTTCTCTTTCCCATGCATGGGCTAATCAATTGCAGGATCATGGCCGCACTGAAAATATGTTTTTTGAAAACGATACTATTTATAGCTATGGTAGGCATTATATAATCGGTAAGCAAATTATTTCAAATAATAATCAACGCGTAGTGTTTATTAATACTAACGGTTACAGCAATACGACAGCAAAACAGACTAATCATGTTTTTAGGGCCATACCTGATGGTATCGAAGTATTTAATGTTCCCTTTAAATATAGTGACTCATTCCATATTGAGGGGTTGCCGTTAACTATTGAAGTAATGATTAAAGATGTAGCAACTTTAATAAATAAGCAAATTTCCGCAAAATCTAGCTTTTACTATTTTATTGATGCAAAAGATAAATATGAGCAAATAGAATCTATTTGTAATTTGTTTGAGCTACAAATACCAAAAAAGCCTGAAAATTGGGAGGCTGCACAAATAAAGTCAGAATATTTAAAAGAAACGGTAAAAGAAAGGGAAAACGCAAAACAACAAAAGCAAATATTAAAGGATCAAGAACTTTTGCAAAAGTGGCTAAATCATGAATATAATGGGCAACTTTATAATATCCCAGTTTATTTGAGAATATCTAAAGATGGCCAATTAATCGAAACAACAAAGGGGGCAAAAGTATCTAAAATTGAGGCTCTCAAGTTACTTTCATTAATAAGATCTGGTAATGATATTAAAGGCCACAAAATTGATGGATTTACAGTCATTGAAAATAATATCAATGATATTAAAATAGGATGCCATACAATTACATGGGAAAAAATCAATAATTCTAAAATATTTAATTAATAAAACAAGCACAATGAAAAAAATTACAACAACAACAAATATTTATCAATTTAATGAGCTTAGTGAAACGTCAAAAGACAAAGCAATAGACGATTATAGGCAAAAAATGTATAATAACCAAGATATACCAGAATGCATAATTGATGATTGTTATTTGTTTGAGCCTTTAAACATAGACCTTGAAAATCTATTCGGTGAGGAATATAGGAAACTAGATAATCCTATTATTGGAAATACAAGAAAGCTATATTTTGATACAGGTATAAGCTCATTTTTAGATGCTGATGAGGCAATAATAATAAATAATGAAAAAATGTTTTTGTTATGGCTAGAAATACCAGAAATAATGCATGATGCCGTATATTTTAAAATAAACAATACAGAATATAGATACCCAGATACGATTATAATTTTTGAGGAAAACGACTGCCAATATCAATTTTCAGATGAAGAAAATGAAATACTACAGAAGGCTGCTAATAAATTTTCTAAACACATGGAAAATGTATTAAATAGAATAGAAGAAAGTTTTGAATATTTTTATTCAGATGATTATATAGTAGAAACAATAGATGATATGGAAATTGAATTTACAGAAGATGGAGCAATATATTAATA